ATTTGAGCTATCTGCTGATTATTCAACTTATCCCCTGGAGTACCACTTCTTATAGCCTCCATAAATTCCTGTGTTGCACCAAAACCAAACGTGTCAAGCAACTTTTCAACTGCCACATTTACTGCTTCTGGAGTTAAATAACCTTCCGTTGCTAGCGCACGCATAAATTCGGTTATCTGTTGTATAGTACTTCTCCTGCCTTCTGCAGTAAACCCAAGACCGGATTCAACCTGAATATCAACTACATAATCACCTTTTATTGGTACTGCCTGCGGAATATCAATCTTAGCCGCTTTTCTGGCATCTATTCCTCTTTGTCCGATAATGTCAAAGTATGAGGGTTCTCCACGCTCCAAATACATAACTGTTTGCGGTTGAATAAAATGGTTGGCGGCAATATCAATCATCTTTTCACCAATCGTTCTTACCGTATTTTTTAGTTGATCGGCCGATATCTTTAAGTTCGCGTATTCAGTAGCCTTCAAGGACTCGATAGCAACTCCAGACTTTACCCCCTCCGGCAACTGATTTAATGCAGCAGTGGATGCACCCTGTTCCTCAATAATCTTTTCCAGAACTTGTATAAGACTGAACATAAAAGGTGGGACAGAAGCAAGATTAGCTTGAACCGGAGGGGTGGTTTCATACTCAAGAGTTTGACCGCCAGGAATATTTGTAATCTCGAAATTCTCGCCTTTGCGCTTAAGCCATGTCCCCGTAACCATTGTGTTCGCGTAACGTTCAATACGAGACATAATCATATCCAAGCTCTTATTGGCTGGTATAAATCTTTCCATCAATGCCGTTTGGTAAATGGGGCCTGGTTCAAACCTAAAGTCAACAAATGGATAATCCGGCAAGTCCACGTATTCGTCTTTTAACCACACACCACCAACACTAAAAACATGGCGCATGACCACGTCGCCCTTCTTTTTACCCCTCAGCACATAGTTAAACTTTGAGCGTATAAAATCCACGTTTAAGTCATTTATGTACTCTTTTATGAATGCTTCCTTGAGAATGAGTGTTGCGCCCCTATCTGAGTCCTCTCCACTTTTACCATATCTGCTTCTCATATAGGCTTCTTTGATCTCACTTGAAGCATATTTGTTATCCGGATGAAGTTGTCTAACCTGATCTTTATCGAAGCTCTCATTGGCTTTGATGTTTGATATAAGTTTAGGTGATGCCTTAATGATAAATGGACAGTCATAAATAGATGAGTAGTTGCCAAGTAGAAAAATATCGAAAGCGTCAAATGTCTGCACTCGTATCTTTTCTTCCACAGCATCCGGCCACACTTGAAGATATGACACGCCGTGCTTGGCTGAGAGCAAGACCATGTAAATAAGTTTTTCCTTTATCCTTTGCTTCTTCCATTCCTCACTTAACCAGTGCCCAATCTTTTTAGCAGTATCTTTAGAGAGTTTGAGAGCTTCCATATATTCCTGTTGATCCTGATAGTTAACGCTTGTCACCTGCTCAGGGTAAATAACAGGAGTATATTCTGGCGCAAGCAGTAAGTTGGCAACGCCTCTTATCTGTCTCGATGCTTTGGGGATAGCACGAATAGGAAAAGAACCAGCTTGTCCTTCAGTTAAATCAACAATCTTTCCCGTTGATCTCGATACATATCTGAAGTGGTGGCCGTCGTCAAAAAAGTTATTGTCATACCATCTTTTCTCAAAGTTTCTTCTAGCCGACTGCGCCGACTCAACCATCTCATCAATAGATTGTCCTATTCCCCTTGTTGGTATAAATCTTTCAAGATAGTTTAGATTGTCTGCCATAAATTACTCACCAAGCTGTTTTTTAATCATTTTGTGAAACAAATCGTCATTGACCTGTTCAAGGGGTACAAATTCCTCTTCAGTCGGAACACTGAGATGCTTAGCATTCGAAAGACTTTCTATGCGCTCGGAAGTGTCGAACTCCGATAGAGTTCTTGCCATAAATGCCTTCATGAATTCTTTGTCCTTTCTATTTCCAGCCCGAACAAACCAAATATGAGCGACCAAAAGTCCGCCGAAAGCAGTAAGTATCATAAGGTTTGACAACAAAAGTGCAACGTATATGTCCATTAAATTACATCATCCTTTTTTTTCCAATACTCACTAAAAGGGTTTGGAATCTTAAACTCCGACAATGTATAAAATCTTGAATCGGGATTCTCAAAAAAGCTGTAGTAGTTGCCGATAACATCAATTCTCACGGGAACGCCATTATGAATATAGTCTATTCGATCGTCTGTCGTTTGCGGGTCGTATAAAAGGTCTTTCAGTATCGAAAGACAAGAGTATGTCAAATGGCGTCTCAAAACTCCAATGTGAATAAAGTCAAGATCAAAGACAGGTAGTTCACTATCAATTATCTGTTTTGCGGTGTCGCCAAGAACCAAAAAAGGAATCATTGATCTTTCCAATGCATCCTGAACATGAAGAAGAGCATCGTGCAATTTATCGCCGGCGAATTTCTCTTTTTTGACCTGCGGATCAATAGTGCTCACTGGTTGCGGTGTTTCAACGAAAATCTTGTTTGTTTCAGACTGCATCATAGCATTCTTCTCTAATCTCGTCACTGTCAATCGTATAGCTTCCTAGCCTTTTTATCAACTCTTTTCTAACTCTTGACGGCTCTGCTATTGGCTTACCTCTTGGTATGTCATACAATTCCCACGCGGCAAGAGCATGAGCAATAATTATATCGTCGTGATAGCCCTCTCTGGCATTATAGCGTATTTTACCACTACTTGAAATCTCATAACTGAAATTATCAAACTCAAGCAAAGACTCCTCCGTACTTATCATGTGAAGTTTCTTTTGTTCAATCCAAATAGACAACTTTTCGATCAGCTCCTTTTTGGAAATCTCGGTAATCTTGAAAGGCTGAACAGGTACTTTCTCCCTGATAAGATCGTCAGCTATTGGATCACCAAGACCCGTTGCGTCCAATACCACTAAAGCATTATTGAAATGAACAGAAATAGCCTTGATCTTTTGCTTCTGAAATGGCCATTCTAGTGTTTGAATTCTCTCCTGATAAACCTGTTTATTATCTCGTCGGTCATAAACTACAATAACGGTATAATCAGTAACTTTAGCCAAGTCTACACCACAAACATACAGGTGACCGTGCTCCGGCGGTTTGGGTGCTGAATCCATAGCATCTCTGACACCCCTAAATACTCCGCCCTCACTTTGCAAGAAATCACACTCAAACTCTTGACCATACAATGCGTTGGGCATAGTGGCCCTTGCGTTTGACAACTGTTCGTTTGAAATTATTCCCGACTCGCTCGCCTTCAATAACCACACCCCCCATTCGGGGTTGCCCGATAAAGCAAGATTTTTCAAATCATAAAGTTTTTGCCTGCCCTTAGGTGTTCCAACAAACCATGCAAATCCGCCGTTTTGTCTAAATACTGGTTGTAAAATAGGCCACACATCTTCTTTCATGGTATCGTACTCGTCCAGCACCGCACCGAGAGGTCCAGCACCTCGCAGTCTATCTGGATTATCTGCACCCATAAGTTGCAGATATGAACCATTGGTAAATTGGACTCGTAATTCCGACTCATTCCTACCGGTAATCATGTACTTAGGGATAATATGAAAAAGCATTTGAGGGTCAAGCCACACGGCATTTTTAGCCTCAGAGTAGGTAGGGAATATATGCCAATACGGACCGACTTTCAAATGCGCCTGCTTGACAAGCTCATTTATCGCTGTAGTTGTTTTCCTTGCTCTCCTGTGCCAGATCAGTACTTTGAACCTCTTGGGGTTCTGGAACAAAACCTCCAGTTGCCATTTGTGCATTCCCTGGTAATTCGGGAAGAAAGGCAACTCCGGCGAGAACTTGGAACTGTAGGGGCCTTCCATCCTTACCTGTTATTTCCAATTTACTATTTGGAATTTTATCTTTAACTTCAAGGGCTGTTCTAACAAATTTATGTCTGGCATGATAATCGGGAGATTTAACAATTTTGTCATCCTTGATAATCCACCTCGTAGCCTTTGTTCCATCTTTAATATCTTCGACCAACGCTTCATCAGTTAAGCCCGCCGCATCAAACAATTCCGCCATCGTTTTCTTGACGTCAGCTTTGGTTAACAAGCGACTACCTCCAGACTTAGCAACCAAATACGTATTAGCTGTATAACCTGCGACTCTATAGGATTCGGTAGCATTCCCAGTTGCCAAATAATGTTTAACAAATTTTCGTTGCTTAATTGTTAAAACATCAGTCTTGACCATATAGCAAGGATTATATCACAAGAACAAACAGGAATATGCGGACGTGTCTTTATAGTAACAAATGCCTACCCGACATGAGAAACCTAAAAAAGTACGTCCGCATATATATTGTAACTCATCTCCTTTATACCCTCAAACAAACAGGCACAAGCATATTAAAACCACATATCGGACAAACGTTCTCTCTTGTTGGATGAACGTGGTTTTTACATCTAGGACAGTTTCGTGTTGGTTTGCCAGCTGTCTGTCTCTCTTTCTTCACTCCATCTCTTTTATGCATAGCCATAGTACACTATCCTTTTTTGGCACAGTTACAATAATACAACAAAAAACCAACCCCTTACTTTATTCAGGGGTTGGTTCTTCTGCCTCGGGTCGCTCTTGACAAAGCAAGATGACTCAAGTAAAGTTTGAATGTGACTCAAAACTTATCCAAAGCATACAACTACATACAGAAAAAAGCAAGCGCATATGGCCACAGAGAATGTGGCTTTTATCATTTTCACAATTATGTCAAAGAATATGACCGAGAGTTTGGAACGTGGATAGAAAGATGTACACGTTGCAAGCAGGTAAGGAATGCCTAATAGTGGGGCAGGTCTCACAGGCAGTGAGCTATTGGCATTCCTTACCTGTTATCAACAGGTTCCGATGTCCCGAAAACATAAGTGAGTAGGGGGATGAAGGTAGAACAAGCCTACTCCGACGGTGACAGTGACGGCGACGGGGATTAACTAGCGGTCAACAGCTTCGCGCGAGCTGATTATCTTAATAGACTATTTTGACAACGTTTGTAAAA